ATAGTTTGAAATCTATTCATGAAAAATCTGAATTTAAATCTCAAACCACCTCTCCAAAACTTGTAGTGTTGTGAATATGAATCCATAACTGGAATAATATTCGACACTGCTGTATTGGGTGATGTAGCTGATTTTATTGCTGGAGTTATAGGTAATGTCAGTAGTGGAGATCCGGCTGTTGCGGTAGTAGTTACTGTATAGTTTCCCACAAAATGTTCTCGTTCTTTCAAAATATGGTCATAAGACATTTCATCTAAAGTTGTATTAAATGTATCTTCTGTCGATATTGTTTGGGACGAGCTAATCAAAGCTGCTTTCTCTATATAATGTGGATTATCAACATTGTTAAGAGAATTGAATTTGATCAATACTGATGTGGGATTAGAAGTAATTCCAACGTCGTCCATCAATCCTACATGTGTGTCTATTGCATCTCCTGTCATATTACTAGGTAATGTGGCATTTGTAACATTTGACAATGTGTTATTAATTGTCGTAAAGTTAAGCAATCCTTGAGTAACTCTAACCTCTTCGTCTCTGAATGTTGGTACAAAGTGTGTTGGTCGAAGAAATTTGAATTCTTGGTTTTCAAGAAAAGCTGTAACTGCATACGATACTTGAGTAACACCTGCCAATGGTACTAAAACATCAATAAACACTCGAGCAATAGAACCCCATGGATCAATTGAATTTCGATAGTACTTAAATGGTATCACAATGTCTACGGTAGATGAATTATCTGACGCATCGACTATTGCGTGCTGTCTAATGTACTTGTCATAAATATCGGATGTTGTTGACAATTGATAGTCCGGATGAACCACCAATGCTCCACTAGCATAAATCATACCTTGAACTGATACAACTAAGTGTAAATCTCCTCTCATAGAGAGAAAAGTATCACCTATTGTTGTCAAGACGTGATTTGCTGCAAAGTAGTCCCTAGGAAATAAAAAAGATTTTATTGTAGTACCCGCCGATTGTCCCGTAGTCCAATTTCCTGAAGAAATTATGAACGGTTTCGACGTTGCTATCTTGTAATTCCAATCAACTTCTAACAAGTCATATGAATCCTTCGTTCTTGATACGTCTACTAACGACAAATTGTTTTGCGTAGCGTAGGCTGTACCAGAAGCATCCATATTTGACTCTATAGTCTTGTTGGAAAACAATCCTGTATCTTCTAATTGTATTGTACTCATAGTATTACTATCTTGTACGTTGATACTTTTTACAGCATCCATTAAATTATTTACTTGCTTGTCTGTCATGTTTATTATAGATGAAGAATTTTACACTGTCTTCAAAGTGGAAGGATGGCATCCTTCAAACCCTTTTAAAATGTGTGGTCATCTGGGAATATTCTACTCTAATTCCCATAGAGAGTTTATAAGTTAAACTAAACTGCTCCTACAAAACGTAATCAAAAATCAATTGATCGCTATGATTATATTCAACATCTAAGTCCTCATAATAGAGAAATGTAATGTTGATATGTCTAGCTCTCGCATGATCTTTGAGTTTTTGTGTAATCATATTGAAGTATTCTAAACCCCAAAAGAAAGCATAACGTTGTGCTGTGTGAATGATCATCTGCGTGCTTCTCAAATCTGTATCTCTTTGCCATGAAACCATCTCCTGTATAACTGTTTTATCTAATCCACATTGGTATCTACGATTGTAGTATACGAAATGTGATTTTAGAAAATAACAATTGTCAAGAGGTGTGTATTCAGTCAATTCCTTATCTTTATGCGAAGAAGTGTATTCGATATTGTGTTGTAACATAAAATCGCGTAACTTCAATGCATTCCAATATTGATATATCGTTTTTGAAAAACCAATCAAATGGTCATCACCCATCACAAACATCTTTAAATTGTCTTTAAAAAATTGTATAGTATGGAATTCAGGTGGCAAAACCGCCAAAATTGACATAACTACATACATTCTATTAACGAATCCATTAAAAGATGTTGTTATACGTGATCCCGAAGGATTTCCTTTGTTCTTTATATATACTTCATTTAATACATTAATAGGAGCAAAACAACAACCCGAAATTAACAAGTCCCTTTTTCTAAAGTGTTCATCTTTATAAAAGGAATTTACCATTTTCGAGTATAAAACAAAAAATTCTGGTCTAATAGACCCGTCAAATGCCTTGTAGTCGCCATCAGTAGTATAATCGTATTTGGATAATATTTGGTGTAATATATTCCACTTCGAACTATATATGTTGACGCCTGCCGTTGTTCCGATTTCATATGCGTATGATGTTTCTTTATCAATGAAGTCATCAAAATATCTTCTCATTAGAATTGTATATTCCACTGGAAAATTCATAAAAGTTCTAGTTTTGCCTATGCTAACCTTAGCTTTAGACACTCTCTCATCTTTGAGAGTAGTATTTAAAGTGTAACGAAACATGGTATTCTTACTTAATAAATTTTCTGCC